TTCGAGTGGCGCTATAATAATGCAACACGGCCCTGATCCTGCGCAAGCTTGCTGAGGGGTTTTAATTAGGCAGCAGACGTGCTGCAAGTCCTCCCGGCCTCTTTGCTTGCATACGCCGGATGGGCGATTAACACACTACCGGGTTACGCCAGAAGTAGAGGCAGGATAGCGACCTGATCGAGCCGGTATTCCCGACCATATTTCGCGCCGCTGGCATGCCGGTTTATGTATGCCTTCTCCGTTGTACCTTTGGCCCTGCTTTCGAGCGGGGTCTTTTTTGTTGTGAATGGTGTATGATTGGTGTATGGATACATCAGTTGCAGGTAAGGTATGACAGAATTTCCCGAATATAAAACAGTTCCGGTGTCAAGTCTTATTCCATACGCCAGAAACAGTCGTACACACAGCGATGCTCAGGTTGGTCAGATAGCTGCGAGTATCAAAGAGTTCGGCTTTCTGAATCCGATCATTGTAGACGGCAATAGCGGCATAATTGCAGGCCACGGTCGCGTTCTTGCTATGCAGAAGCTAGGCATGGCCGACGTACCAGTAATTGACGCAAGCCACCTTACAGACATTCAGAGGCGGGCCTATGTCATTGCTGACAATAAGCTGGCGCTAAATGCCGATTGGGATAGCGAGATGCTACGGGTCGAACTAGATGAGCTTGGCAAGGATGGCTTTGATCTTGAGTTGACGGGCTTTTCGTTGGATGAGGTTGCTACTCTGCTAATAAACGGTTCAGATTTTGAGCCAGGTTCAGAGGATGACCAAGGTCAGCTGGATAAGCTAGACCCTAAAATAGTGACATGCCCACACTGTAGCAAGGAGTTCGATTCCCGTGAGCAAGGCTGATCTACATATTGATTGGGCTACGCACAAAGCGGCGAAGTATGCTTGTGAGAATTGGCACTATAGCGGGTGCGTTCCTGCCGGAAAACTCGTTAAAGTCGGTGTCTGGGAGTCTGAAAAATTCATTGGTGTTGTAATGTTTGGGCGCGGGGCAACCCCGAATTTAGGAAAGCCTTATGGTTTAAGTCAAGATCAGTGCGTCGAACTTGTACGAATAGCTTTAACTAGCCATAAAACGCATGTTTCAAGAATTGCGGCAATTGCCCTGAAGTTTCTAAAAAGATCAAACCCTGATTTACGTTTAGCCGTTTCATTTGCTGACACATCACAGGGGCATCATGGCGGCATATATCAAGCTGGTAATTGGGTTTACAGTGGCCAAGGGGCATCAAGTCGTTTTTTCCGTGTTTTTGGAAGGCTTATGCACCCAAGGACTGTTATTGAAAAAGGTGGTAAAAACAGTTTGTCAGGCGCTCAAAATATTGACCCTCGCGCAACGGCAGAAATTGTAACAGGAAAACACCGCTACCTAATGCCCTTAGACAAAGCCATGAAAGATCAGATACAATCACTCTCTAAGCCATATCCTAAGCGTGCCACAAAGGCTAACTCTGAGGACCACTCAGAAAGCGGCGGGGCAGTACCGACCGGCACGCTCCAATCAAAAGAGGCTGTTTAATTATGGCCGGTAAGCCAAAGATAAGCGCATGACCAACAAGCCAACCAGCAACCACGCCCCCACCGAAGCCACGCGCCAAACAGTGCAGCTTCATACAATGGTGGGCACAACACAGTCAGACATTGCCCGCGTGCTGGACATTGACGAAAAGACCCTGCGCAAGTATTACCGGGATGAGCTGGACTTGGCTAAGTCTAAAGCCAACGCAACTATTGGCGGGGCGCTGTTTAACAAGGCAAAGAACGGTGACACGGCTGCTATGATCTTCTGGATGAAGACACAGGCTAAGTGGGCAGAACGCCATGAGCTTGACCACAGCAGCACTGACGGCAGCATGACACCCACAATAATTGAGCGTACCATTGTCGATCCTACAAATACCGACACCTAGATGGGCTGTCCCGCTGCTAAAACCAGCAAGGATCAAGGGAGCCAATGGCGGGCGGGCATGCCTTCACCCTGATCAGCCGATAGATACACCTAGTGGCCAGGTCATGGTGAAGGACTTTAAGGGCGGTGACGTTTATTCATGTCACAATGGAAAGTTAGTTATTGTTAGCGCTATGCCTTCTGAGGAGTTTTCAGAGCAAGACTTGTTTGAAGTTGTGCTAGCCAACGGCAATAAAATAACAGCCACTGACCAACACAGATTCCTCACTCAGAGGGGCTGGGTTGAATTGTGCGACCTTTCCACGTCCGACGCGGTTGTGACCTTGCGTGATCAATGGCAGACCTGCCCTCTTCAGACCAGTTCGGGCACCGGCCAGACAATGTATGGTGCAGGTGTTCCGCGTTTGACTGAAACACACGGAGATTATCAGGGTGGTTGTTTGAAATATCTCCGTCGATGTGGTCGGCAACTTCTGTCTTTAGCAGGTATCTGCCAAGCTTCTCCTCAAGCACAAGGCGATGATCGGCCACGTAGCCGCCGTGCTTTGTCCGGTTCGGATGGGTTGGCGACTTACGGTAAAGGTAGCCTTTCATCAACTTTGTCCCTCCAGACCAAGTCTCAACCTCTTCCATTTGTCGAGGCGCTATATTGTGCAGGGAAGGGAAGTCGTACCGACGGAAAAACTTCTGAATTGATTTTGGATTCTTTCCGACAGCGTCTGCAATCTCTTTTGAAAACCAGCCGCATCTTGCCATTTCAAGTATTCTCGCGGCTAGAGTCTTATCTCTGGCTGCGGAAAAGTCAGGCTGGAAGCCTTCAAATGCTGCCTTACAAGCAGCAGAATGCCTTTCTCTATAATCAATCATTAGATGCCCCAGGTTTATTTTACAACGACTTCACATTAACAGAAGTGAGACTGATCAGCAATGCCAGCCGACAAAGGTACTGGGATCTTCACGTTCCTATAACAAACAATTATTTGTCTGCCGGGGCTGTCAATCACAACTCGGGAAAATCACACTTCATGGCCGAGATGCTTATCGAAGAGCATGTGGCAAACCCAGATCAGCAAACTGTCTGCATCCGTGAGATACAAAGGTCGTTAAAGTTCTCTTCTAAAAAGCTTTTAGAACATAAGATTAAAGCATTAGGCGTCGGGCACCTCTTTGAGATAACCCTCACAGAGATCCGGCGAATTGGTGCTGAAGGCATCATCATATTTCAGGGCATGCAAGACCACACAGCAGAGTCCATTAAGTCCCTTGAGGGCTTTGACAGAGCATGGTGTGAAGAGGCGCAAAGTCTTAGCCACCGATCAATTGAACTTCTAGTCCCAACTATCCGAAAGCATGGCAGTGAACTATGGTTTACTTGGAACCCTGACCAGCCAGAAGACGCAGTGGAAGCTCTCTTCAAAGAAAGCCCGGACACCATCTTAGTTCACGTCAACTACACGGATAACCCTTGGTGCCCAGAAGAGATGATCAAGCTGGCAGAATGGCAGCGCCGCACCGACTACGAGCGATACGCACATATCTGGCTGGGCGGGTACAACACCAAGTCAGATGCCCAGGTCTTCACAAACTGGCGGGTTGACGAGTTCACCCCAGATGAATCGTTTGGCGATCCGATGTACGGTATAGATTTTGGCTTTGCAAATGATCCCAGTTGCTTTGTTCGTACCTACATTAAAGGCAACACGTTGTACATTGACAAAGACGCGGGGCGCATAGGGCTAGAGCTAGACGACACGGCCAATTACTTCAAGTCCTTTGATCAGTGGCTTGAGCTATACGTCATGAGGGCAGACAGCTCCAGGCCAGAGTCAATCAGCTATTTGCAGCGCCATGGTCTGCCAAATATAACAGGCGTAAAGAAATGGCCGGGCAGCGTAGAAGACGGGGTCGAGTTTATTAAATCCTTTGATGAAATAGTCATTCACACGTCTTGCAAACAAATGCAGGAAGAAGCCAGGCTCTACAGTTATAAGGTAGACAAGCGCACAGGCGATATACAACCGGCTATACAAGACGACCACAACCACAGGTGGGATGCAGTCAGATACGCACTACAGCCGCGTATAACTGCTCAGAGCGCGCCTAGAGTTAGATCCCTATGAAAATGACAAGACATCCGGTAAACTTGACATACTATTCAATTGCAGGCAGGGCTACCAATGCTGGACTGGTTTAAGCGTAAACCGGCACAAGCCAAAGAATCACGCACCGGCGCTGTCATGTATCGCGGTATGCCCGAAGCCCAGTGGACGCCGCGAGATTATCGCCTATACGCTGACGAGGGCTATCAAAAAAACGTCATTGCGTACCAAGCTATCAACAAGACTGCCCAGGCTATTGCGACTATCCCATGGATTGCCCGCCGCCCGAACGGCGAGGAGCTAACTGACACGCCATTCCTGCGTCTTATTAACAACCCTAATCCAATGCAGTCTCGCTATGAGTTCCTGCAAGCCCTCGTAGGTTACTATCGTATAGCTGGCAACGGATACATTGAGCGAGTAATGCTCGGCACAAATCCGCGCGAGATGTATGCACTACGGCCTGACCGGATGACAGTTAAAAAAGCCAGACGGGGTTCCCAGGTGGTTATACTTACCGGGTAGGGCAGGACAAGACAGAGTGGGAAGCTGACACATCTAATGGACTCAGCGATATTCGTCACCTGAAGGCATTCAACCCGCTTGATGACTGGTACGGAATGAGTCCTATCGAGGCTGGTGCCTACGCTGTCGATCAGCACAACGAGACAATGAAGCACATTCAGGCTCTGCTACAAAATGGGGCAAGCCCATCGGGTGCCATGGAGTCAGACAAAGACCTTAGCCCCGATCAGTTCAACCGGCTCAAGGCAGAGATCGACGAGAAGTACACGGGCAGTCGTAATGCAGGTCGACCGATGCTGCTTGAGGGTGGCCTGAAATGGACACAAATGGGCATGTCGCCAGCGGATATGGCAATCATTGAGACAAAGTACAGCGCAGCGCGTGACATATCGCTTGCCCTTGGCGTGCCTCCCTTGCTGCTCAACATACCGGGCGACTCAACGTACAGCAATTACCGGGAGGCCCGGCTAGCGTTCTACGAAGAAACGATCATCCCCATGATCCACTACATCAGGGATGAGCTTAACGGCTGGCTGTCTGAATCGTTCGGCGGCATATTGCTGGACATTGACCTCGATCAAGTACCGGCGATTGCTGAGAAGCGTAAAGAGCTTTGGACGATGGCCGACCAATCAACCGACCTGACGATCAACGAGCGCCGTGAGATTAAGGGTTTTGAGCCCACTACTGGCGGCGAAACGATATACATACCGTCCAACAGCATACCTCTTAACTTTGATATTATTGATCCAGATCAAGACCCTGAAGACGCGGCGGCTGAAGCCTTTGGCGATGGTGCTGTGCCCAGTGTGGCAGGCAGTGATAAAGTGCAAGACACTGCACTGAACGGTGCACAGATCAGCAGCTTGTCTGAGATCGTGCAATTAGTTGCCAATGGTGAACTGCCGTATGAGTCTGCAATAGCATTAGTGAACGCAGCATTCCCTGCTATTAGTGATCAAGTTGCACGTGACATGATTAACCCAGCCAGAGCATTCACCCCGAGGGTTGACGATGGCAACACTAACGGGTAACAGCAGGCAACGAGAGCAGCGGCTACAGAACCTATTACTTGACCGGCTGGTGTTGCGCTATGAAGTACGCCTGCGACGTGAGATACGTCGATCAATGAACGAGGCGGCCAAGGCTGTTGATAATGGGCAGCCAGTACCGGCATCTGGTGATCACGATCAGCGCATCAAACAAACCCTGACAACACTCTGGGATACTACGGCCAGGGAGTTCAGCGAGCGCATACTCGGCAATCAAAAAGCGACAATCACGGCGACTCAGATCATGGATGGAATAATGGCTGAGTGGGTGAGGGAGTACGGCACCCAAAAGATCAAGCAGATCACAGAGACCACCCGGGCAGACATAGCAGCAATTGTGCAGGCTGGAATCAAAGAGGGCAAGTCAGAACGTGAGATCGGCAAACTGATACGTGCTATCGCAACGACGAAATCAGCAAGCCGGGCCCAGACCATTGCCAGGACTGAAACCCACGCAGCAAGCCAGGCAAGCGCCAACGCGAGTGCACAGGCCACAGGTATCGAGATGCAGCGCGTATGGGTAGCCTCGAACGGTGAGCGTACTAGAGACACACATAGAGCTGCTGACGGGCAGATAGTGGGGATGAATGATACATTCACGGTTGGCGGCTCTGAGTTACGATACCCTGGTGACCCCAATGGCCCGGCTGCTGAGGTTATCAACTGCCGCTGTGCCGTGGTGTTTGAGATTATTGATTAGCCTGTATTAATTAATGGGCTTTTTTTGTCTAAGGTGTTGCAATGCTGCGACCGTGTGTTATTATTAAGTCATAGAGAGACACCAACCACACCGGAGTAAGCAACATGAACACACTAGAAAAAATCAGAGTCCTAGAAGCCAAGCGCGACTCAAGCCGCGCAAACAAAGCAGCAGGCGCACAAGCAGAGTCAGTTGCAAAAGACTATCAAAAAATAATCAATATGTTGAGAGCTTCCTTGTAATGCCCTTCGGGGCCGCTTACCAACCACACAGCGAGGTAAAGCCATGATCGACCAAGCAGCAACACCCCTACGCCGATGGGTCTGGCGACACCACGAGGGAAACATCACCCACGCAGCCGAAGCACTAGGCGTCAACCGCTCCACGCTGCACAGGGTAATGGATACGGCTTACGTTATTAACGGCACGCTTTATACAATCAAAAGGAAATCGAAATGAGCGCAAACAACGGCAACTACCCAGCAATGCCGCAAGAGTGGGAAGCCTGCGTAGAGGGCATGAAGCAAACTGGCCTGACCAAGCGAGAGTATTTCGCAGGGCTGGCGATGCAGGGTTTACTATCCGCAAGTGGCAGCACTACGTTTGAGTATGAGTTTCAGCATGAGAACTTAGCAATGGACGCTGTAGCAAGCGCTGACGCACTTTTAGCGGAACTGGTAAATTCTTAAGCCTTTACAACAAGGAAAGCAAAATGAAAACACTAATCGCAACACTGACACTAATGATGGCGCTATCAGTGCCGGCACAAGCAGAACCGGCAAACTGTGAGCAGATAGCTGAACTTGCCAAAAGCATAATGACAGCGCGTCAGAAGGGCGTGAGTATGGTTGAAATGATGGGCGTGGGCGAAGACGGCTCTCTGACTGAGGTTATAGTAGTTGATGCCTACGAAGAAGGACGGTATAGGGTGGAAGCTAATCAGCAGCGTAGGATAGCCGACTTCCGTGATGAGTGGTTCATGGTCTGCTATAAATCGCGGAAGGGGAATTGATATGGAACCCGCAGCAGCAAAGCCACAAGGCCCAACCATGACGGTAATAATTAACGGTGAAGAGCACCAACGGACTATAAAAGGATACGTTGATGGCCTACCCTATCCTGAGACTTTTGACGATGAGTTTTATCACAGGGT